CTTGCCACCGCTTCATCAATGATCTGCGCTTCGCCTACAGATCCCGGTGCGTCCGATGCTGATCCCTGAAGATACTTGTATGCACCGAAAACCTGTTCAATGTCAAGTTCATATCGCTGTTTTTCTGTATATAGCTGGCTGCTAACAGAGGGCGGCGCGAACTCTTTTATTTTCTGCTCCCTCAAAGCACCCGGATTAACGCGAATTAGCGCATTTGGAATGTGCCACTTATTAACTTCACCCGGATCGATCGCGCCATCCTCATAAAGTAGTTTAAAATTTGTTGTCGCGCTGGTGTGTGACATCAAGAGCGCTTCTGTCCTGTTGAGCATCCGTTGTGGTGATTTTGAATGGCGCACATCTCCAGACGGATAAGGCGTAGATGTATGTTCGTTACAGGCAGGAATTATTGGGTACTCAGTGATCGGCAGAACCTCATCGTACATTATCTGGTCGCCGAAAAGGGCAACTTCCCTGATATGTTTTTCATACACAAGTTCTTCCATCAGCATACTTTGCTTCACCAATTCGCCATAGCGCTGGTCTTTCAGCATTTCTTTATACTGATCGCGATTAAATTTTTGAGATTTACCGGTATTCATATCGGTAATCATTACCATTGGGACATTGACTTTGCTGAAACGCACATATTTGCGAACCATTGCCTGATGATCTTTGCCCACATCATCTCTCGTCCACACTTCATCCCTTGAATATTTTCCAGAACCCTGCTCATTAACTTCGTGATCTTCCCTTGCTTCCTCGATCTCCTTCGCATATTGTGGAAAGACTGCTTTAAGCGCCTGTTTTGTGTGTAAATCTGAAAAAATCATCGAAGACGAGTCGGAATAATCAGAAAGCATTGTATTGGGATCGACAAACACCGATTCCGGCGACAATCTGCGTACTCTTACGCCACCCATACCGCCATCTGCGTTCCAATCAGGATATACATAAAAATAAGCAAGTCCTTTTATAATAAAATCTTTGCAGGCCTTGCGAAACTGAACATCCCCTTGCGATTCCCGCCATATCCAATCGAGCATTTGATTACATACAAAGGCCATCTCGCTATCAGTTTTTCCTATTGGCCTCACATCCCATTCGGGGGAAGCCGCCGCTATGTTAGCAAGCACCGTTTCCACTGCCGGCCTTATTTTATTATTAGCCTCCGGCGGCTGTCCCACGGATTCGAGATATTCTTTTTGGGCATCTGTCAGCTGATTGCCAAGATAAAAATCTTCATCTTCAGCCATTTGATAGCGCCATTCCTCGCCTGAAGACTGAAACAGTTTATATTCGTGCCACACTTCGGTGTGGTCAATTTTTGGAAGATCAAGTTTTTTTATGCTTATTGCCATCAGCTATAGAACACCTGACCGGTTTCCCAATCAGCCCTTATTTTATTTGTTTCCGGTTCGATCCATGTATTATTTTTGTACTGCAGGTTCGGTTTCCACATATCATCAAGCGCCCAGCGGAGGGCATCAAGCGTATCTTTTTTAAACGACCCAACTTCTTTAAACTGTAAAAGTTCATCGATGAGATCGTAGTGTGTTTGTTTGACAAAGATCGCTTTAGACGCAAAATACGGTTGCATCTGCTTTATGCGGTAATATTTATTTTTAATTGCTTTTTTAGGATTAATATTTAAAAACCTTCCAGACTCTTTGCTTTTTCTCTGGATATAATCCGCCAGCATAACATGGCCTGTTTCTTCGATCTTTATATCCCGAGGGTTATAAATGTCAGCCATTGCAAATATGCGGTCTGCACCATCCATAGGGGAAACCTGCCCCCTGAAATAGTCAACCACATAGATGTTAAAGTCAGGATCGACTGCAATAACCATGATTACAGTGTAGTCAGCTTTTTTATTTTCCGAGGAAGCTGGGTCAACGCCCACAAAAATGTTAACAGGAACTCTTTCCTCGCCTTTTTCAGATATTTTAGTAACATAAGATTGACCGCCATCGTATGAATAGTATCCGTCCCAATACTGTATATCGGATTCTTTAAAGACTCTAAACGAATCATCCATCGGAATATTCTGATACTCCTGATAGAAATACGATACATGGCCTTCAGAAGACAATCTATCCTTTTCTCCTTTTAGCCACTTATACGATCTGTGTTCCTTCCATAAAACTTGTACTTGCTTGTTTTTTCTATACTCCTTACCTGACGCAGTAAAATGTCCTTCGTCCACATTTTGTGGAATTGCCTGATAGAATCGAGTTTTCCATCCCTTAACGATTCGATCTCCAGCCTTGTTGTATGACCTGCGTCCTGCAATTCGGTTTAAATACGAATTGTCATCAACAATGGTTCCAATAAAACACAATTTTGCATCTGTTGATCCGGGGATCACCGCTGCATTGAACCATCTTGTAAATTTATCCCTTGACAGTTCAGTCATCGTGTTTGATTCACCTTCGCCATCATCGATGATGGTTAATGTAGGCCTATATGGACCATATTTCAAACCCCTAACTTTCTGTCCGGTTCCGCGAATCAAGACTTTACACATTCCGGATGGTTTCCCATTCTCGTCAAAGCCAGTGATTACTTCTTTTTCTTCTTTCCCCCAGGTTTCGCCCATTCTATTGCCAAAATATTCGTGAACTTTTTTATTATACTCGATTTCATTCCCAATTGCCTCTAAAAGATATTTAGACTGCGTTTCTGACTCGGAAATTAGAAGAACAAAGTCTTCTTCTCCAAAAAGCATCTGGTGAAGCGGGTAAATAAACGAAACAAGGGTCGTTTTCGCGTGTCCTCTTGGTGCAACCACCGCAATTTTGTCGCCTTTTTCCAATTTTAGCAGGTCATTAAAAATTTCTCTGTGAAATTGTGGTGATTCGCAGCGCATATGGTAGTGCATATGGTTTTTTTCGTCCCCAAAAAGGACTTTAGCAAAGAAAAATGGATCAAGATACATTCTTTGCAGTATTTTTTTACGATCAGGATCGTGCGACATCATCAGAGTATTTCAAATTTGTGAGCAATTCTTCAAGTTCGTCTATTTCTTTGAGAATATCAATGATACAGGCAGTAACAGCCGGAGGAATGTCATATGTTTTCCCTTCGATGCAGATAAGACCGACACTGATGTTATCAATATCCTCTTTAAGCTGAATTGATGTTCTTTGGCGTGGTTCCATTTGAGCTATTTGTAATTATTTCGCCTAATTGTTTATCAGGAAGATTGCGTTTGTGCTGTGCAAGCAGTTTTTTATCACCATCTGAGAGCATAACCAGCGTATGTTCGGTGCTGCTTTCCTTTTTCACGATATGACCCATAATATCGCTGACTCTGTTCAGTGCCTGAAGGCGTGTACTGGCGGGTGCATCAATATCTTCAATAAATTTTTTGTATCTTTTAGCGACATATTCATCATCAATGCCGACAGACTCCAAGCGATCTTTCATAATTTTAGACATAGCAGTTTTTACAGTATCCTTTCTAAGTATTGCCATTGCCCTCCTGAGAGAGCTTGATGGGTTGTTATCGCAATATACGGACATATAGGCATCAAGAATGTCGCTAATCTTCCACATTCCGTGGTCGTCAGGCTCAAAATTTTCTGTAAGCTGATGGATAAATGCACTTTGTAAGGCTGTAGGCTTGACATTTCTCGTTAAACCCTTCTTGTAGCGGGTGTCCCACTCGTAATCAGGCTGTTTGCGAGAATATATTTGAGGTTTGTATGTTGGAGTTTCGCCATAGCCAGTTCTAATTAGATATATATCCTTCTTTCTGTCTTTTTTGTAATCCCTGCGGCCTAATACCTGCAAAACCTTTTCATCAGCGGTCAGTACCCAGTCGCCTTTGGACGCGCCACGCCAATCAGCACTATATCCAATTCCGAGATCGTCAGCTTCTGAAATCTCGAACACATCAAAAACTTTGTTGCGGCACTGAATTTGCACTTTTGAATATACATAAAAAAAATTAAAATGTTTCCTTCTTTTACATAATCATAGTCATAATCATTATCATAATCATA